ATGTTTTTCTTGATGTTCCTCGTGGACGAGTTGTACGTTATTTCTTTTGTGACAGCATTGTACACAAGCACCGGGGTGGATGCTGCGTCGCTTCTGATGGGCGCAATTGTCAACGTGCCCGCTGCAGTTGAGGTGAGGGCGCCTCCTGTCGCATTTATAATTATCGAGTTCACATGGGATACATTTGCAGTCTCTGCACCAGTTCCTATGGCAACACTATTTGCCGCCAAGTTGGTAATTCCTGTGTTTGTTCCTATCGCTATGGAATTGACACCTTGGTTGGAACTTCCAGCATTCGTTCCTATTGCCACCGAAGATGCCCCCTGGCTAGTAAGCCCCGCGTCAAACCCTAATGCCACGGATCTCGCCCCCTGCGTATTGCTTCCTGCAAATGTCCCTATTGCCACGGCATAGACCCCCTGTGCGTTACCTCCTGCACTTGATCCTATTGCCACGGAAGACGCGCCCTGGTTAGCAAACCCTGCGCCGAAACCCACAGCCACAGAAGAGGAACTTTGGGAAGTGGCTCCTGCATTCGCTCCTATCGCTACGGCATATGTAGCTTGATTAGTACTTCCTGCACCAGACCCCACTGCCACGGCAGATGCGCCTTGGGTAGACTGGCCAGCGTTAAACCCTAGCGCCACGGAAGACGTACCCTGGTTAGTCTGCCCTGCGTTGAGCCCCACCGCCAAGGCCCGTATCCCTTGTGTAGTCTGCCCTGCATTATACCCTATTGCCACGGAAGACGCGCCTTGCTGAGTACGCCCTGTATAAGCCCCCATCGCCACGGAAGATATCCCTTGGCTAGTAAGCCCTGCAAAAAGCCCGATTGCCACGGATTCTCCTCCTTGGGAAGTGGAGCCCGAGTACGCCCCTATCGCCACGGCACTCGCCCCTTGGGAAGTGCCCCCTGCCGCCAAACCTATCGCCACGGCAGATGCAGATTGAGCAGCACCTCCGGCAAGTGTTCCTATCGCCACTGAGGACGCCCCCTGTGTGTTACTTCCGGCGCTTGTTCCTATCGCCACGGAAGACGCGCCTTGGATGTTGCCTCCTGCCGCCAAACCTATTGCAACGGAAGCAATGTTCTGAGAGACATTTCCTGCAAATGACCCGATTGCCACGGAGTTCGATTGCTGGGAAGTAAACCCCGCCTCAAAACCTATCGCCACGGCAGCGTTCGCCTGTAAAAGCCTCCCCGCGCCAAAACCGATTGCCACGGCATTTCCAGCCTGGTTACTGAGCCCTGCGAACGACCCTATTGCTATGCCGCCGCCTCCCTGCAAGTTACTTCCCGCGCTTGTTCCTATTGCCACGGCGTTCACACTTTGACTGGTGCGCCCCGCATACGTCCCTATTGCCACGGCGGAAGTTTTCTGTCCCAAAAAACCGGCAGCGTACCCCAACGCCACGCCATACGCACTTTGGGAATTGGTCCCAGCACTCGTACCCACTGCTGTGCCATACAACCCTTGAGTAGAACTCCCTGCGCTGGTTCCCACGGCAACAGTCTGTGCCCCCTGGTTACTAGTTCCCGCCAATGTCCCTATTGCCACGGCAGACGCACCTTGGGCATTACTTCCCGCCAATGTCCCTATTGCCACGGCAGACGCGCCTTGGGCATTACTTCCCGCCAATGTCCCTATCGCCACGGCAGACGCGCCTTGGGTAGTAGGGCCGGTATTGTACCCTATCGCCACAGCAGCTTCGCCTTGGGTGTTACTCCCTGCATATGCTCCCAGTGCCACGGCCAGATTACCCTGACTATTAAGCCCCGCCAATGTTCCTACCGCCGTGGAATATGTCCCCTGGACAAGAGCTCCTGCATTGTACCCAGATGCCACCGAATAGTCACCTTGGGTGGTAAAACCCGCACCTGCGCCCACTGCCACGGTAAACGTGCCCTGTGTGTCATGTCCTGCATTTTGTCCCATCGCCACGGCAGATGCTCCCTGGGAAACTTCTCCCGCCCCCGTTCCCAATGCTATAAAAGCAGAGTTCAGTATGAGGTTGGACACGTTGGCGTACTCGCCGATGACATTTCCGCGAACGTCAATGCTCGCAACCGCAGGAAGCGACCCCCCTCCCGATATTCCGGTCAGCAGAGAGCCGTTGCCGATGAAGAAAGGTGCTATGACATTACCAAGGACGTTGACTTGTCCGCTCGCAGCAATGTTACCACCCACGAGGAGCACGTTACCTACGTTTCCTGCGGCCGCAATGCTATTTGTCACATTGGCGTACGAACCTATGATATTGCCGCGGACATCAAGGTTTGCGACTGCTGGGAGCGACGCTGATGAAGCAATCCCGGTCAGCAGAGAACCGTTGCCGATGAAGAAGGTTCCAACAATGTTGCCGAGGGCGTTCACTTGCCCGCTCGCGGCGATGTTGCCACCCACGAGGAGCACGTTTCCAACATTTCCAGTGGTCGCAATGCTATTTGTCACATTGGCATACAACCCCGTGACATTACCACGGATGTCAAGGCTTGCGGTTGTGGGAAGGGTGCTTGTCACGCCAGAGAGCAGAGCACCGTTGCCTATAAAAAATTGTCCAGATGTTATGTTACCTGCTACAGATAACGAGGCAAAGCTTAATCCTGGTATTACCGCATTTCCAGTGACTGTCAGATTCCCGACTGTGAGTTGGGGCATAGCAGACCCGTTGCCCAACACACGGATGTTTCCTTTCAGGTAAACCGTTCCAGTCCGAGCGTTTATCCCACCAAACTGTAAGAGATCTCTTTTGAAATCTGCACTGCTCATTTGTCCTATACTATATACCGTCGTTTTTTTGTAAACCCGGGGTGTTTGCCGGGACATGGAATTCCAACCAAAAGATATCAACAGATGACACCAACAAACAAAAAGATAATTTCAAAAAAAAAAAAAAAAAATAAGGAACTACAACTCCTAATAAAACTACACTACCGTGTCAGTTAACTACAACTCCTACAACTCCTTGTAATAACTTAACTTAATAAATTTTATTTTTATTTATGAAAGTATGAAAATCTACAACATTCTTTACTATACATGCGGTTGTGGTTACGAAACAAGCAATCCTGGTAATGCTTCAAAACACAAGAAAGTTGATTGTGGTCATACAATGACATCTCAGTCAAAAGAATTTGTCTTGAAAGAAGATCACTTATCAGCTATCAAAGAAGTATCTGGTAATGTATCAATCACCACAGGAGATGTGAATGGAACTGTGATTGGAACACAAAATAATAATAATACAATCAACATTACATTACAAGTTCCAGATAAAACAGTCATTGCTTCAATTCAAGAAGCGGTGAAGAACCAAGATTGCGTGGATGAACTACGCGGCGCCGACCCCCAACAGATACCCGCAATATTGTTCAAGTATACGCGGGGCACGAAAGCAGAACAAAAAGTAATCAAATACGACGCGGATAAGAATGTGGTACGACACGTCGACCCCATCACCGGCAAGGAAGTCGCCAAGGACCTCAAGAGATACAGAAATGAATATCTTGTCAAGAATGCTGATGTGTATGATGATGATTATTACATACCATACATGCCGTCGAGAGTTCAACGGAGCATGAAGGAAATGTCCACACCATCGTTTGACTCCGGCAAGAAGAAAGAGAAACAAATTCCTGCGGCAGACGTCATAAAGATGTGCGCGTCCGGCGACCATCGGATGTACAAATTTCCCGTAGAGACCAAGAAGTTTTACACAGACGTTGCTGAGAATGTAGACAACGAGATAAAGTCCACAGGAAAAGATGACTGATTCTGTTGCTTTCCACCACGAGGTTCCCGCGAGCGTGAAGACGCTCTAGCATATTCTTGGAGTAAACAACATTGTTTGTCCCTGGTACTGCCCATATCGACCAAGAGGACATAAGGAGGTGGTGAAATATTTTATTCAGTAAGATAAGATGGAGAAATTCACTGCTACTTTATATATTTGCGGGTGTGGTTACAAGACTCTGCACCAAGGAAACGCATCAAAACATAAGAAGAAAGTATCCTGCGGTCACAATATGTTGCCAGAAAATAAGAGTTTTGTCTTAGAGTCAGATCATCTCAAGGCTATCGAGGAGTCAAGGAGTGCCGCGGTGCAATTTGATGATGTCATCAAGGAACAAAATGATGTCATCAAACGCCAGGGCAGATCCATATCATTGTTATCAGACACAAACGTTTCCGATGATAATGATGATGATTGTGAAATTGGGGGAGGGATCATCTACTATGTCACAGACAAAGACGTGCCGTCGCGTGGGAAAATTGGTCGGACAAAGAACACCGACATGAAGAAACTGAAGAGCAGGTATTCCACGTTCTCGAAGCCAAGTTTATTTTGCTTCTTCTCAACGGACATCAAGAAGGATGAGAACGACCTTAAGGCCGTGTTGAAGAAAAATGGGTGCATGGATACCAGTATAGGGAAGGAAACGGTTCACCACTGTGCCGAAACAATGCGTATATTCCATGATTTTGTCAACAGATGACACCAACGAACGAAAATATATGAAATTTCCACAAGAATACTAATTTCATAAATTTAAACAAAAAAAATAACTACCGGTAGTTTTGACTATTGTACCGTGTTTTACCTACCGGTAGTTGTTTATTTTTTTGAAATATTTTCATAGTTATGTTTAGAAGATAATGAGTAGTATAAAAACATACAAATTAACAGTGTATCAGTGTGGGTGTGGTTATGTATCTGGAGACTGTAGCAATGCTTCTAAGCACAGGAAAGTGTCATGTGGTCATGCTATGGTAAATGACGTGAAAGAGTTCGTGTTGAAGGAAGATTATGAAAAGAAAGGTCTCATAGATATCCATGGTGATCATAACACTGCAAATATTGATAACAGCACAGACAATAGCACCAATATAACCACAAATGTCACTCTGGTGCTTCCGGAACGGACGACCAGAGAAGACTTCGTGGAGTATCTAGAAACCATGAGTCATCTAGGGTTCAGGACGCCCGACCAGGTAGTTTCAATGCCGGGGAAGATGCTGATGCTCACGCGAGACGCCAAGAAACTCCCGGGCGCGCTCATAGAGAGAAACAAGAAAATCATCGAGAAGTTACCAGACGGTTCTGAACGAGTGATGGGAAAGAAGAAGGCCGTGCGGACGTACAC